ACTCTTCAATATATTAACTTCTACGGTAACATTCGTAAGCTTACAACGTGGCAAATGGTTAAAGATAAATGGCGTGGTTGGAAATCCGGCGTTCTAGATGGAGCAAAAGATCACGGCATGGATAACTATGTAAGATGCACGGAGAAAATGGAATGATGGAAACTATCAACGCAATGTTTGGAGATACTCTCTGGATTTATACAGCAATAGCTGGTGCGCTTATCGGCGCAGCATTTCTTGCGTGGTTTAAAGAAACTAGAGCTGGCATCTGGGGTTATGCTTTTTTTGATAAGACATTGGATTATCTTGTTAATCGCTGGGGCTGGACCTGGCTGCAAGAGCCTCCGGAAGCTTGGAGAAAAAAGTATCCAAAGATGACTAAGAAGATAGATGAATTAGAAATGAGATTAGATAAGCTTGAGTCTAAAAAGCGTAGTTGACATTTTAACACTTTTGTGATAGAATGGTAATTATTTTATAGAATGGAGAAGTGCCAAGTGGACATTGAAGAGATTAATCAGATGTGGGCTCAGGACTGCAAGATCGACGAAGCGAATTTGTTTCGCGAGTCGGCTCGCATTCCTGAGCTTCATAATAAGTACTACAACCTATTCTATAAAGAAATTCTTAGAGTAAAAAAGCTCAAGGCCGATCTCATCGAACTCGAAAAAGCTAAGACTGAATATTATAGTGGAAGCATGGATGAGTTGGAACTCAAAGAGAGAGGATGGAAACCATTCGCTCTAAAGGTTCTTAAGAACGATATGGAACGATACGTTCAGAGCGATCGTGAAGTCATACAACTCAGCCTTAAGATCTCTCTATACGAGGAGAGAGGCAAGTATCTAGAGAATATTGTCCGTCAGATAAATAATAGAAATTACACTATAAAAAATATGATCGATTGGGCTAAGTTTCAATCCGGTGGGGGATAATGACTGATATAGTGAGAGTTGAGAGTCTTAATGATGTACACATGAAAGTACTAGCGGACCCAAGCGTTCGCCAAGAAATCATGAACTACTTTTCGTTTCGTCAAGAAGGCTATCAGTTCTCGCCTAAGTTTAAAGCAAGAGTCTGGGACGGCTACATACGCCTCTATCAACCTCTAAGACCAATTCTATACGTAGGTCTGTTACCGTATCTTAAAAAATTTTGCGAAGACCGTGGATATGAGTTAGAAGCTCCAGAAGAGATGATCTCTCCTGAGAAGATTCCTGACGATTACGGTTACGAGATAGCAAAAGAAGTAAACTGCAGACATACTCCTCGTGATTATCAAAACGACTACATCGTCAATGCTATAAGACACAGAAGATCTCTATCTATGTCGCCAACTTCTTCCGGGAAGTCTCTTATCATATATCTAATACAGCAGCACTACTATCAGTGCTTTGGTCATAGAACACTCATCATCGTTCCGACCATCTCTTTGGTCCATCAGATGGCAGGAGACTTTACAGACTACGGCTGCAGTCAAAAACATATATACAAGATTCAGGGTGGTATAGATAAAGAGACGAACGCTCCGATCGTTATCAGTACATGGCAGTCTCTCATTAAACAACCGAAGGAATGGTTCGACCAGTTTAGAGTCGTTCTTGGTGACGAAGCTCACCTCTTTCAGGCAAAGTCTCTGACCACGATTATGGAAAAGCTAACGAATGCTCCGTATCGTCATGGGTTCACGGGTACGATCTCTTCGGACAGTAAAGCTCATCATCTAATCCTAGAGGGCTGCTTTGGTGGCATAAAGAGATATGTAAAGACCAAGGATCTAATCGAAGACGGAACCGTCGCTGAGTTCAAAGTGAAAGCTCTAGTTCTTAAACATCCCGACGAAAAGAAATCAGATTTTCGTAGAGCTATGAACACTATCAAGGTGAAACAAAAGAAGTGGCCTGCCGAAAGAGAGTACCTCATCAATCACGAAAAGAGAAATCTTTTCATTCGAAATCTAGTGTGGTCTCTAAAGGGAGTCGATGGTGAGGAAAGAGAAAGGATCCGACATCTTGTCGAGAACGATCCTGTTAAACAGCACGACATACTCGCATCATACGGTGTCTTTTCCACTGGGGTCAATCTTAAGAGATTGGACAATGTGATCTTTGCTTCTGGATCGAAGTCTGAAGTAAAGGTTCTGCAGTCGATTGGTAGATCGCTCCGTAAAGGAAACGGATCTGACAAAGCTACGCTATACGATATAGCAGACGATCTCTCTATAGGAACGTTTACGAACTATACGTTGAACCACTTTAGACGCCGTATAGAGATCTATTCAGATGAACAGTTTGAGTTTAAGATATACACGATTCCACTCGAATAGTCTGTATATCCACAACTTGCAGAATATTAATTCTGATTATACCAGCATTTTTGAAAATGTCAACTAGTAAAATGCACTTGTAACAAAAATGTTATCAGTCAATAAACGGTTGACATCTAAGGATATTTGGTTTAAATTGATACAAATAAGTAGCGATTGGAAGGACTTTCATGACACAAAAAAGAATTAAGAGAAACTACGTTAATAATAAAGATCTTTTGGCAGCTCTTATTGATTACAAACAGAAGTGCAAGGAAGCTGAGGATCAAGGAGACGAGATACCCAAGGTTCCGAACTACATAGGAGAGTGCATATACCAGATATCGACGAGGTTGGCAACTAAGCCAAACTTCTCTGGGTACTCCTACAAAGAAGACATGATCATGGACGGTATAGAGAACTGTCTCCTATACATTAACAACTTCGATCATACAAAATCTTCCAATCCCTTTGCATACTTTACTCAAGTCATATGGTACGCGTTTCTTCGCAGGATCCAAAAGGAAAAGAAACAGATGTACATTCGCTTTAAATCGTCTCATAACATGATGATGAACGGCGAAACCTACGAGTCTAACGAAGTTCAATTACATCTCAACACAAGCGCTGACTATATAAATTCATTCATCGAAGACTTTGAGAACAAGCTGAACAAGAGTAAAGAAAAACCTACGGACGAAAGTAAATAATGAAAATTGCAATTGTTAATGATACTCACTTTGGCGTGAGAGGCGATAGTCAAGTATTTCTGGATCATCAAGAAAGGTTCTTTCGTGAGATCTTCTTTCCGTATCTAGACGAACATGGCGTGCAAATAGTCTTTGACCTTGGTGATACGTTTGATCGTAGAAAGTATATCAACTACGTTACTCTAAAGAGAGTGAAGCAGTTCTTCTTTAATCAGATGTCGGCTCGAGGTATTGAGTATCATGCAATCGTAGGTAACCATAGCGTCTACTTCACGAATACGAATGAAGTCAACTCCATGGATCTGTTGCTTCAGGAGTACAAGAACTTCCACATATACGAACGAGAGCCAAAGGAGTTGACATTTGGCTCAACTCAGTTTATGATGGTTCCATGGATCACCAAGGACAACCAAGAAGTATGTGTCGACTCGATCGAAAAAACGAGTGCTCAGATACTGCTCGGTCATTTTGAAATCGAAGGTTTTGAAATGATGAAGGGAACCGTCTGCGACCACGGAATGAAGAAGGATGTCTTTACGCGGTTCGAGTCCGTTTATTCGGGCCACTTCCACCATCCTTCAGAGTATAGCAACATCAAGTACCTTGGAGCTCAATACGAGATGACTTGGTCAGACTATGCAGGCCGTCGTGGCTTTCATGTATTCGATACTGAAACAAGAAACCTAGAGTTCGTAGAAAATCCTAACAGAGTGTTTCATAAGATAGAATACGACGATCGTGATATGAACATTGATGATATCGCAAGTATCGACGCGTCTGTCCTAAAGAATACATATGTAAAGGTTGTTGTAAAGCATAGAACGAACTCGTACCTATACGACATGTTCCTAAATAAGATATCGGAGTCTGGAGCAGCTGATGTAAAGTCTGTTGATGACTCTCTGAACCTTGAGTCGTCAGGCGTGGCTGATATACTTGACGAGACGCAGGATACGAAGGACATACTGCATACATATATCGATTCTATAGAAACAAACATTGATAAGAAGAAGATTAAGAGAGTTATTGATGATCTCTATGCAGAGGCACTAAGTATACAATGAATATCCAGTTTAACTCGATACGTTATAAAAACATTCTATCCACCGGGAATGTCTTTACCGACATACCACTCAATAAGAACAGAACCACTCTCGTGAGTGGAACTAACGGTAGCGGAAAGAGTACTATCCTCGATGCAATCACGTTTGCTCTATACGGAAAACCGTTTCGTAAGATCAACAAGCCACAGCTCATCAACACGATCAATACAAAGGATCTCGTCGTAGAAGTTAACTTCACCGTATCCGGCAACGATTATCTCATCCGCCGTGGTATGAAGCCAAACATCTTTGAGATCTATCGTAACGGTGAACTCGTAAATCAAGATGCTGCGGTTCGCGACTATCAAGCATATCTGGAACAGAACATTCTTGGTCTGAACTACAAGTCGTTCAATCAGATCGTTGTCCTTGGCAGCGCAACATACGTACCGTTTATGGAACTGCCTGCGTATCAGCGAAGAGAGATCATTGAGGATCTGCTCGACATTCAAGTGTTTAGTACAATGAACCTCCTTCTTAAGGATCGCGTTAGCTTAAATAAAGAGTCTATCACTGATAATAACTATCAGATCGACCTAATAAAGTCAAAGATCGAGTCTGCAGTGGAACATAACGAGTCCATTCGTAAGATCCGTGAAGGCGAAGTAAATAAGATCCGCGAGCGTATGCAGGATCATATTGATCGTATCGAAGAAGAAAAGACGTTCATCGAAGAAATCGAAGTAACTATCAAAGCACTGATTGATTCTATCGAGGACAAGCCTGTAATCAAAAAGAAACTTGAAAAGACGAAGAATATCCGTCAAGAACTCGATACGGTTCTTCGTGGTTATCTCAAGGATCTTAACTTCTATCACGATAATGACAACTGCCCAACCTGCAAGCAGGGCATCGATCATAATTTCAAAGAAACGATTGTGTACGAAAGAAACCAAAAGAAGCGTGAAGCTGAAGATGGTATGGATGGTATTGAAATCAAGATCACAGAACTCGAAGCTCGCATTGAAGAGATCTCTAAAGTCGAAGATGTTATTCAGTCTCATAACCTAAAGATAGGCGAGCATAGAGCTCAGATCAAGATGTCTATGAATGCTCTGAAGTCGTTTAAGAACGATCTCGACGCAGCCGAGAAAGAAGTCGAAGAGGTCGACACGAGCAAGCTGGAAGAGTTCAACAAAACTCTGAAGGATCTACAGAACGATCAGGTCAAACTCTTTGATGAAAGAGAGACCCTTGGCGTCGCTGCAGCGATGCTGAATGATTAATAAGTATCTATCAGCGTTCGAACTCTTCGTTGACTTTCACCTTGACGAAAACTTCAACGAAGTCATTAAGTCAAGGTTCCGGGACGCGTTCTCCTATGCTTCCTTCTCTGAAGGCGAGAAGCTTCGTATCTCGTTGTCTATCATGCTATCATGGCGCGCCGTCGCAAAACTACGCAACTCCGTCTCGACAAATCTATTGATACTCGACGAAACGTTAGATGGCGCAATGGATGGTGCTGGTGTGGAGAATTTGATCGACACTTTGCACAATCTGAACAATAACGATAACATCTTCGTTATCTCTCATAGAGGCGATCAGTTTGGAGAAAAGTTTGACTCTAACATCCGTTTTGAAAAAGTAAAGAACTTTAGTCAGATCGCAGCATGAGGTTTCAATGATACATACCATAGAAGATCTTATACTTAAAATAAATGTTATGAAAGATAAAGCTGTTCTTCTTCATCGAGAACGCAATAGATACAGCGACATTTCTAGTGAAGAGTACGATAAAATTCACTGCAATCATCTTCTTGATCAAATCCAACAGATGGCCTTAGAGATTGCTATGGATCGCGAAGGCAATGAGATTAAGACGGAAATGGATGAATGGAAAAATAACAATTTACAAGTTGATCGTCATGTGTTATAGTTTGTTTTATATGAAACATAAGGATTGTCATGTCTAATTTTTACACTAGTGTTGAGCGTTATGGAAACAATATTCTGTGGCGTGGTTATGAAAACGGTAAATCTTTTATGCGTCGAGAGCAGTACAAACCGACTCTCTTCCTTCCTAGCAAGGACGGCAAGTACAAGTCTCTGATTGGTGGCCGACCCCTGGGCCCTAGAGTTTGCGACTCAATGGCTGAAGCAAAGGAGTTCATTGAACGCCATAAGGACGTAAGAGGTCTTGAGATCCACGGTAATACGAACTATGTTACACAGTTCATCCAGGAAAAGTATCCGAACAATGTAGAGTTCGATATGAAAAAGATCAACATCTTTTCGTTCGACATCGAGGTTGACATTCGAGACGGATACGCAAAGATTGACGAAGCCGATAAAGAGATCACCTCTATCGCGATCAAGTCTTCTAAGTCTGATACGTACCACCTCCTGGGACGCAAGGATTATGATAAGAGCAAGACTCTGCTTAAGATTGATCCAGAAAACATTCAGTTCATGAAGTTTGACACCGAGAAAGCTCTGCTTCGTCGGTTCATGCAGATCTGGACGAACGACTATCCTGATGTAGTTACCGGCTGGAACGTTGAGTACTTTGACATCATGTACATCGTAACTCGTATCATTAAACTCTTTAACGAAGAAACCGCAAAGAGTCTGTCTCCATGGAACAGCATTCGTAAGAATACGCGAGAGATCTTCGGTAAACCACAGTCAACATATGCCATCGCAGGTATGACCGTTATTGACTACATGGATGCCTTTAAGAAGTTTGGATACAAGTACGGTCCTCAAGAGTCCTATAAACTCGATCATATCGCTCACGTTATCCTCGGAGAAAAGAAGCTAGACTACTCAGAGTATGGTAACCTTACAGCTCTATACGATCAGAACCCGCAGTTATATCTCGACTATAACCTCAAAGATACATGGCTTATTCAACAGTTCGAAGATGAGACAGCGCTACTCGCTCTCGTTATGACCGTCGCTTACGGTGGTGGTGTTAACTATAGCGACGCCTTCGGCACCGTTGGTATCTGGGAAACTACGCTCTATCGTCGTCTTATTCAGGATGGTCGTATTCCTCGCTGTATCCGCATCTTATGCTTCAGTACAATATGTCGCCCGAAACATATCTGCCCGACGAAAGAGTATATGTAACTCAAGAGATGGTTCTCAACGATGAGTTCACCAATACAAATCCAGACTATTCGGTATCAGCAAACGGTGTCTGCTTTACGAACAAAGTAAGAGGTGTTATTCCTGAGATCATTGACGAGTACTATGGTAACCGTTCTAAGATCAAAAAGGAAATGCTTTCGGTAGAACAGGCGATGGAGAACGAAAAGGATCCAGAAAAGAAGAAGGATCTGAAGCGACAGATGACTCAGTTGCACAACTCGCAGATGGCTATCAAGATTGCTATGAACTCTCTATACGGTGCAACCGCGAACGTCTACTTCCTCTACTATATTGGAGAGATGGCGGAAGCAATTACCACTGGTGGTCAGCTGTCCATTCGATATGCTCAGAAGTCCGTGAACGGCTACCTTAACAAAGTTCTTAAGACTAAAGACGAAGACTATATCGTCTACATCGACACCGACTCCA